CTTTCGATTGATTCGTATATGGCGGCGGATTTGGAGATTATCGGTTCTCTTAATGATGCTGTGGGAGGAGTTACCGTAACCATTCCCACTCTTGGCATGGAAGAGGCGGATCCGGAGTTCGTATTTGGACAGACGGTGCGTCTGGATGGAGAGCAGGCAGAACGATTTGTCCGGTATCGTGATACAGGAAAAGACAATTCAGCCCTGTCGCGAATGGAACAGCAAAAGCTTTACATCAGCGGTTTTTTCCAGGCAGTGAAAGAACGGTCAAAAACAGACCCGTACAACTGAATTTATTCACTTAAAAAATAACGAAAAATGAAGAATTATCAATTTGAAGAAATAACATTTTGGCTCTCGTTGATTGCGTGTTTACTGGCTTATGATGCAGAAATATTGTGGCTTGCAAAAATATTGGCAGGAATAAGCGTGATAAACTTTTTTTGCGCAATCGTTACGGCTTGGATAGATGTGAAACATAAAAAGAATTGAAAATGAAAATGAGAAAACAGAAAAAACAAATCCCTGCGGATTTTCGCAAACAGATGTATGAGAATTACAAAGCTAATATGGCTTTCTACGGTAAGCCGATAAGTTCATATAAACAGTGGCTCAAAGATGTGTTTAACACTAAAATACCAACAAAATGAAAAAGATTATTATCATTTCAATCGCACTCTTAGCCCTGACAGCGTGCGAATCAAAACAAGTCGAAGAAGTCAAGGCGAGTTCTAACCAATCATACCCCGTTGAAAAACTGTTCACGGTTGACGGTATCACGGTTTATCGTTTCCGTGACAATGACCGTTACGTTTACTTCACAAACAGAACGGGCGATGTTCAATACAGTTATCAAAAGAGGGTTGGAAAAGCAACAAAAAATGTCAAGGTTCAAACAATGTGTAACAACAATGGGCAGGAAAATAAACATTGAAGAAGTCAGGGGCTTTCTTGAAGCCTCTAACAGACAGTTCGAGCAGGGAGGCATATACCTTGAACGTGCTCTGTTCAAACGTGACGATAACGGGGTTCTGACGGGTATCACGCTTTCATACGAGGACAGAACAACATCTGACACACAAGAAACAAGAAAGGAGAAACAAGTATGAAAAACGTGACACGGTGTAAAATAACGCTTTCAAACGGTCAGCGTTATACATTGAGAGACCCGGAAGACATCGGCGGCATTGACAGCAACCGCACGGCATTATTCGTCTTCAATAACGGGCAAATTTACAGAGGATGCACGGACGGAGAGGTTGACGATGACGGGGATTTCTGTCTTTCAAAAAAAGACACACATCATCGCATAGGGCTTCCCTTTGACCGTCTTCTCGGATGGGCTTACGAAAAGGAGGGCTGACTTATGGGAAACAGCCTGAATGACGTTTGTGACCGTCTTCAAGAAAAGTTGGGTCTCCTTGATGAAGCGGTAAAAGAGTTAAAAGAGGCTTTGATAAACGCTCAGGAATCTTTAGGAATGTCTATCGCTGAGATTGAACGGGCTATCGAACAAATATCAAGGCTCGGGGCTGAATGTCTGATGGAGCAAGTTATTGAACGCAGCTTGGAATATGAACTGAAAAAAATAAGCCTTGAAGATTATAAAATCTGTTCTGAACCAGCAGAGCGTGACCCCTACCCTCCATATAGGGAACGGCTGCATCCCCGGAAGCACTGGCAACGGAAACCCTATTGGCTCAGAACCCGGAGCAACCCGAAGAAAAAAGGCTATCATTAAGCCTGAGAGCCTGAACGCAAATGAAGTGAACTTATTACAGAAAACGGATATTTAATCGAATAAAAAACAAGAAATTATGGGTAATTTTTCAATCAAAGAAGACCTTCTGAAACTGAAAGGGGCGTTCATAACAAACTTCAAAGGGCGCACGGAAACAAAACGCTGTCTTGTCATCCCGGTTGATGACAGCGGGCTTTATGTCGGGGAAAAAGGCGTTTATCTGAACCTAACAGCCATAGAAATGGAGAACCCGCAGTATAAAGAAACACACTGTATCAAACAGTCACTTGACAAGGAGATATACGAAGCCTTATCAGAAGAACAGAGGCAAGCCCTCCCGATTATCGGCGGCATGAGACCGCTTGTGAAGAAAGCCGCCCCACAGATGAATGTCGGTTCAACCTTTGACGGGGCGCAAGCTGTGGAAAATACGGATGACCTGCCATTCTGATGAAATGAGAATAAACACAGACAAAGGGGAGCAATCCCCTTTCTGTTTTCCTTGCCTTTAAACAAGCCCAAAAATCACATTAAAACATGAAAGCTGATAAAAGTATCGCAAAAACAAAGAAAAGCCGACAGACAGCGGCAAAACCGCCCCTGCGTGACGTTTTCACGGTTATTTGTAAGACCGATTTAAAAGTAGAGTGCGTAAAAGAGTTCAAATTTCACCCCGTCAGGAAGTGGCGGTTTGATTACGCCGTGCCTGAACACAAAATCGCCCTTGAAGTTGAGGGCGGTGTATGGACGGGCGGGCGGCACACTTCCCCAAAAGGTTTTCTCGGAGACATTGAGAAGTATAATACAGCTACACTTATGGGCTGGCGTGTGTTCAGAACAACGCCTGATGATTTGTACAAGAAAAAGACCCTTGATTTGATGAAATCAGCCATTTTGAATGATTTTGCCCCTTAAAAAGCCCCTTTTTTGCCTAAAAGTGATTACTTTATACTCACTTTTTCATATTTTTGTGCGTACAATGTAATCACTAAGCAAAAAAGAGTATGAAAACAGAAACGATTCATCTTTCACAAATTCAGGTTAACGGGGCGAATCCCCGTACAATCAAGAATGACAAGTTTGAAAAGTTGATTAGGTCTATTCTAATTCTCCCGAAGATGCTTGAACTTCGCCCGATAGTCGTTGACAACACGTTCACGGTTCTTGGTGGGAATATGCGTCTTCGGGCTTTGTCCGCTATCGCTGAAATGTCTCCCGCTGAAATAAACACCCGGCTTGGGG